ATTGTATTATAAAACATACGAGCAATCCAAAAGTGGGGATAATGATTTCAATATTGTAGAAATGAAATGGTATCAAGACCCTAGATACAATGGTAAAAATAATGGTGGTAATGACTTGACTTGGGTTCATGAGGATAATGAAAATGATACTATTATTGAAGTAGAATTTACTTATGAACATTATGAAGAAATGATTGCTAAGGGTTATAAACCTACATCAACTTGGTATCGTTCTATGTGTCGTGGTATGAATAATGACAAACGTATGATTGCTCAAGAATTAGATGTATCATTCATCGGTTCTGGGGGTAACGTTATTGACGCTAAAGATATTGATTTTCAAGAAAAGAATTACGTTAAAGCACCTTTATATACGGCTGGTGAAAAAGATGAAATATGGATATGGGAAGAACCACAAGAGGGTCATCAATATATAATGGCTGTAGACGTTGCTAGAGGTGATGGTGAAGATTCATCTACAATAGTTGTATTAGATTTTGAAACCATGGAACAAGTTATGGAATACAAGAGCCAACTACAATCTGATTTATTAGGTTATATAGTTGATGAATGGTCAAGAATTTACGATGCTTTGGTTGTTGTGGATATTACTGGTGGTATTGGTGTGGGTACTATCAACAAACTTATGGAATTAGGAACACCTAATTTATATTATGGTGAAACTACCAATAAACCATTGGATAAAGTAACTAGGAAAATAACAACTTATAGTAATGAAGGTAAATACCCCGGGTTCAACGTAGGTCCAGGTCTTCGTGCTCCAGTTTGTTCTCATTTAGAAATGATGATAAGAACTTGTGGAGTTAAAATACGTTCACGTAGAATGATTTCAGAAATGAAAACGTTTGTATTTAAAAATGGTCGTGCTGACCATATGGATGGATATCACGATGATTTACTTATGGCGTTGGCTTATGCGTTATGGGTTGCTGAAACTTCATTCAAGAAGCTGAAGAAGTCCAAAGCTCAAACCAAAGCTATGTTGGCTGGATGGACTATGGTTGGTGGAAGTGATGATAAAGCAAAATACCAAGGAGAAAATTTTGTAGCTAAAAATGATAGATATAAGAAGTCTATTAAGAAACCACCTAAATTTAATCACATTGTGAGTAAGAATATGCAAGACCCAACAGGTCAGTATATGTGGTTATTCAGTGGTAGTAAATAATTTAAATTATAGCCTTGATTTTTATAATAAAATGACTATAATTAGTAAAAGCAAATAAAATGGCAGAAAAACAAAAAAGAACTGTATATCAAAAACTTAATGACGTTTTTGGTAAAGAAGGTTTAAATCCTAATGCAAAGAAGAGTAATCGATATGCAATAGGAAATACAGAATTATTAAAAACAACATCCAAAGAAGAATTTCAAGTAGCTAAATTACAAGCTCAACAAACGAAATACTTATCTGGTATGTGGAACAAGGTTGATGGTGAATTATACCAACAAGCTATACATTATGAAACAACTAGAGTAGGTTCGTATTCGGATTTTGAAACGATGGAGTTCTATCCTGAAATTTCAGCAGCTTTAGATGTTATGATGGAAGAGTCTACAACACCTAATGATAAAGGTGACGTAATAAATGTTTATTCTGGAAGCAAACGTGTTAAAAGAATACTTGAAGATTTATTTGTTAATAGATTGGATATCCACACTTCATTACCTATGTGGACTAGAAACGTATGTAAATATGGTGACAACTTCGTACACTTGAATGTAGACGATAAAGGTGGTATCATAGGTGCAAGACAGTTACCTAATTTCGAAATAGAAAGAAGGGAAAATGATATTCATGGTATTATATCACCATCTCAATTAGAAGGTGTTAATGCTGATGAAAATAGAAACAAAACAAAATTCTTTTGGAAAGGTAAAGACGTTACTTTCAACTCGTGGCAAATTGCCCACTTTAGATTATTGGGTGATGATAGAAAACTTCCTTATGGTACGAGCTTCTTAGAGAAGGCTAGACGTATTTGGAAACAACTTATCTTATCTGAGGATGCGATGCTTGTATATCGTGTAACTAGAGCGCCAGAAAGACGTGTGTATAAGATATACGTAGGTAACATTGACAACGAAGATGTTGAACAATATGTAAATGAAATTGCGAATAGATTTAAACGTGCCCCATTGGTTGACCCACAAACAGGTCAAATGGATTTACGTTATAACCAATTAGGTTTAGACCAAGATATTTTTGTTCCTGTAAGAACTGAAGATGCTCCTACTCCAATTGATACACTTCCGGGTGCGCAAAACTTAGACCAAATTGCAGATATCGAGTACTTGCAAAGAAAATTATTTACAGCTTTAAGAGTTCCAAAACCTTTCTTAGGTTTTGAAGAGCCAACGGGTGAAGGTAAAAACCTTGCATTGCAAGATATCCGTTTCTCAAGAACGATTAATAGAATTCAACAAGCAATGCTTCACGAATTAAATAAAATTGCGATTATTCACTTATACCTTTTAGGTTTCGTGGATGATTTAGATAACTTCAAATTAACACTTAATAATCCATCAACTCAAGCAGAGATGCTTAAAATTGAGCACATGCGTGAGAAAGTTGGGTTATATAAAGATGCTGTTGCCGATGCTGGTAATGGATTTGGAGCTTACTCAATGACTAGAGCAAAAAGAGAGATATTAGGTTGGAGTGATGATGAAATCAAACAAGACCTTATTGAACAAAGAATAGAGAAAGCCGCTGCGGCAGAATTGGATAATACGCATAACGTTATCAAACACACTGGACTATATGATAAAGTAGATAGAATCTACGGTGATATGGAAGTTGCTTTAGAGGGTGGTCAAGTAGGTGAAGAAGGTGGCGATGAAGGTGGAGCTCCTGGTGGTGGTGGAGGCGGAGGCGGAGGCTTCGGTGGAGGTTTTGATGCGCCTGATTTAGAGTTAGATGATGAAGGTGGAGATGAAGAAGGTGGAGCTTTTGATGAAGGTGGGTTTGATGAAGGTACGCCTGATGAAGGTGGGGCTGAACCAGACATCACTGAAGAGTCTAAAAAAATATATGGGAAAATTATAAAAGAAAATAGAAGGGTAATTAAGCCTAAAAGAAGAAGAGTTCTTCAGACAAGTTTCCTTGATAAGTTGACAAAATCGATGATTAAGGAGGAAGAATCGGATAAAAGTAACACTAAGATTTATGATAAGAGTTTAAAAATTAACGATAAGCTAAATGACATGATAAATGAAATTGATAGTAAATTGGATAATGAGTAAACTTTACATTATAAATGATATATTTATTATAAAAAGATAAGAATGCAAAATTTTGGTATAATTAACGAAACCTTTAAAAACATTTTAGCTGATAGTATAGTATCAAAAGATGAAAAAGGTAAACGAGTATTTAGGAAATACATCAAAGCACTTAAAGAAAATAGAGTGTTTAGAACTCAATATAATATCTACAATAAGTTGGAGAATAAAGTTGAGACTGATAAACTTAAATCCGTTGAATACGTAAAGGAATCTATAAAAGTTTTAGAGCAGTTTGGTAGTAAGGCTATTTTAAGTGAAAATGAAAAATTGGTTAAATACCTAACTAAATTTGGCTATGAAATATCTAAGGATGACTATCCCCATAAAGAATTACATGAGAGTATTCATTCGTTGGTGGTTAAAGAAAGAAATGCTAAGAATCTAGATACAATAAATGAATCTACGTTCTATATAAGTAATTATATGAATAACAACACTGAAAAAGCTGTTATAACTGAATCTAAATTTTACCATACATCTTCTCTTGGGAAAGAAATGGTTAAAAAGTTTAATGAAGAATATGGCGGTAAATTAAATGAAAGTGAAACTAGAGTATTTAAAGCTGTTACTAGAGGGACTGAAGAAGATAGAAAAGAACTATACACAATTATGATACGAGAATGTATTGGGTTGGTGGACGAACAACTTAAAGAATGTAATATTGATGAGAAAGATAAGTTACTTCAAGTTAAGGATAAATTATTAAGGTTTAATTATAACAAAGAAACATTTATTTCTGAAATTAGTAAGATAGTAAATTTAAAAGGTAACTTAATTTAATAGATATGTTAACAATATTTGCGGTAATAGAAATAGGGAAATGGTTAATAGAGCAAGCTCCCGTTATTGTCTTGATGGGTGTCGTTATATTTTGGCTTGCGAAAAGGTTAAGCCAATCTGAAAAAGAAAAAGACGACCTTGCCAAGGAAGTAATTAAACTTGCCACTTTATGGGAAGAAAAAAGTGATAAGTTAGATGAAAGTGGAGATAAAGCCAAGGAGCAGATATTGGAATTTCT